ATGATCAAAATCAAACAAATAAAATAACAGAGAGAAAACAAAGGATTGGGGTTTTCGGCGATGAACATGTTCCTATGACGAGAGAACAATTGGGCGTTAACGATACTTTCAATGTCACTGTAAAACAGGATTCATTGAATCCTAATTTGAAAAATACAATAGCTCGTTTCGTCAATTTAGACAGTCAATTTAGACAGTTTAGTGGTGCGAATAATAGTTCTACAAATTATACGTTGGATTTATCTGATACATTAAAAAATGTGCTATCCATGAGATTATATTCTTATCAAATTCCATTTTCATGGTATGCTATAGATACGTTGTATAACAACACATGTTTTTGGATTACAGATGGTAGTAGCAACGTAACTATTACTATGCCATCTGGTAATTACACACCAAGTCAATTCGTTGATAAGTTGAACACTGCTTTTCTGGAAGCTGGTTTTACATTTCCAGCTGTCCCAGGATATGTCGCGGCAAACACGCCCGTTTTTTATGATGTAAATAGTGGTAAAATAACGTTGTTTTTGTATGGCGGCGCAATTAATACGTCACAATACAATTTTACAATAACGAGAGAAACTATCATTACTTTTTTTGATTTTACAGCCAATTTACAATGTTATGTCAGCTGTATCAACAACAACAATTATCTGAATCAAACGCTTGGGTGGCTCATGGGTTATAGAGTGCCATATGAATTTGTTGACGCAAGCGGCAATCGTGGAACGTCTATTCTGGATTTAATAGGAACGAAATATTTGATCCTGGTAATCGATGATTATAACCAAAATCACGTAAACAATACTTTAGTTTCTATTACAGAATACTCAAACACATTAAAAATACCCAATTATTACTCACCAGATTTGCCAACAACTTGTTTACCTGTTATGAACCCAAATTTATCTCAAATTGTGAATGAAGCGAACCTGAATTCGGTTTTTGATAATCAGGGTCCCATCACAGATAACGGTCTTTTAATCGCTGGAAAATATGAAGTGAATTATAATAAAATTCCAGTAGTTTTACCCAGTGCTCCGCGCACATTGACGCAAGCACAATTGTATACAATTAACGAAATAAATAAAAATCAATTTCAAACTAATTATAGAGCAAAAGCTCCTACTAGTTCAGACATATTAGCGATTATTCCTGTGAAAACGTCCGGTCTCCAAACTGGAAATGTTTTAGTAGAGTTGACGGGTTCTCTCCAGGATAATATAAGAACCTATTTTGGTCCTGTAAATATTGAACGAATGGCTGTCAAGTTGCTTAATGATAAAGGGCATGTATTGAATTTGAATGGTTTAGATTGGGCGATTACCTTGATATGTGACTGTTTATATCAATACTAGTCTCGAGTGACACACGCCAAAAATAAAATATAATTATTTTATATAATAATTATGTTTACAACAATATCGACAATTGTAAAAAAAATAGGTGAATTTGGGCCTCTTATATTGTTGGTCACATCAATTATATTATTACGAAATAAGACAACTATGTTGACGTACTATATCTTATTTTTTATTTTTAGTATTTTGTTGAATATAATTTTAAAAGGTATTCTTCAGCAACCACGGCCATCGATTGATGACAAAACATTCAATACAATGTTAAAACACAAAGATAGATATGTATATAAACATGGTATGCCATACGATATTTTTGGTATGCCATCTGGTCACAGTCAATCTGTAATTTTTTCTACTGTTTATATTTATTTTGCTTTGCGCGATGTTAAAACGACAATCGCGTATCTGGTGGTAACCTTGATTACTTTATCTCAAAGAGTTATCGATAATCATCACACAATTCTTCAAGTTATTGTAGGTTCCATTATAGGTATACTTTTAGCTTATAGTGGTTATGTTCTCTCAAAAAAAAATATACAAGGTAAATTAACAAACAAAAAAGAGGATTATGGACCTATTTGAAATCCGCGTTTTTCTTTCTATTATATATAATGTGCGGACAAACCGAATTACAAAAGGCTTTGGTATTTTTTCAATTTACAAACCCTGGTGCTTCTGTAAGTTATCGTAATGGAGGATTGGTAAATATAATTGTTGATGAGAGAGAACTTACGGATTTAGAAACTCATTTAGACAATCTTTCCGCTCCTCATAAAGTATTATCACTTTCAACTAAATATACTAAGAATGGTAAGACATATAATCATAATTTATACAATATGGTACAGCATATAAACGCTAGTAATATAGGCAACGTGAAAAAAGGCGCCCCTATTACTTATTTTGATAATCTTGCTAAAGATATAGATGGACATACTAAAGATTTATCAGATTTAGCAGGAGATGATAGTGGTTCATATGGTTCTCCGAAAACGACTAGTATAACTTTACAAGATTCAGAAGCAGATAGTGCTGGTATTAGTGTTGTTTGTGCATGTGGAACAGTCCAGCCTAGTTATGGTAAATGTCCTACTGGTTATTTTTATCTTGAGAATATAACTGGCGACCCTAATCAGTGCCCATGTATCCCTAATGGCGGTCCGACATGTCCATTGGGAGGACAATCATAATTTGATATTTTTCTCTCAAAAGCAAATCAATATATTATAATAAATTAAAATAATATTATAATATAACATGGGTGCCGGTATATTGCCTACAACAATTTATAAAAACAAGTTATATTTTTTATTTGGTAAAGAGAATAAATACGAAGATTCTGCTCCCGGGTTTTCAGATTTCGGTGGTGGAAAAGACAATGATGAAACCCATATTCAAACAGCGATTCGAGAAGGCGTTGAAGAATTGACAGGTTTTCTAGGATCAGACAAAGATGTAACAAAGTTGTTGAAACAACATGGTACGTACAACATAGATCACATAACAAACAATGGTCGTTCAACCTACAGAATACACATTTTTCCGTTTGAATATGATCCAAAATTGCCTTTTTATTACAACAACAACCAGCGTTTTTTACAAAAAAGACTCGCTCCAGAGGTCATTAAAAATACGAAAATTTTCGAAAAAGAAGAGATTCGATGGATATGTATCGATGATTTAAAAAAAATGAAACCTCAATTTCGGTTTTTCTTTGCGCCAATTATAGATGAAATCTTTAATGAAAGAGACGAAATTCAACGTTTTATAACGAAAGGGTTAGGCAGTTCCAACTTAAAAAAAAGAACCACGGCTGCTCCTACTAAGAAGCAGAACAATCGGCAAACAAAAACAAAAAAATGGAGATTATTTGGTTAAAAGCTACTTATTTAGACAATTAAGAATGGAGATATTTTTATACAAGTAATATATAAATGGAAAACGGGCGAATGATGTTGTTACATTCTTTGATAATCGGTGTTTTATTATACCTTTTCATGATTTATGTACTAGGTCAAAGACAAATTGTTGCTGAAAATCGAAGTATTCTTCTAGCAGCATTTGTTTTGATATATATGATTTTATTTGGACATGGATTACCAAGATCATTGAATAAAAATTTAATGTAAGTTTATTATAATTTCAAAAATAAATATAAATACATGTGTATATATATATTTATTTATTTGTAAATGGTTAACGTAGCATTAATTACTGGAATCACTGGGCAAGACGGATCTTATTTGTCTGAAATATTATTAGAGAAAGGGTACGTTGTATGGGGTATAATAAGACGCTCATCAAACATAAATACCGAGAGAATCGAACATATTTTCGATAAATTGATATTACGGTATGGAGATTTAACGGATAGTTCAAATTTATTATCTATTTTGATGGAAATTAAAGGAAAATATGCTGAGAATTTACAATGTTTGGAAGTATACAATTTGGGCGCAATGAGTCACGTCAAAATATCATTTGAAATGCCAGAATACACATGTGACGTAGATGCTATGGGTACTTTAAGATTGCTCGAATCTTTGAGAGCAAGTGGTATCGAAATGGGAAAAATTCGTTTTTATCAAGCATCTACATCAGAAATGTTTGGTAAGGTGGTAGAAATTCCTCAAAAAGAAACAACTCCTTTTTATCCTAGATCGCCGTATGGTGTAGCCAAATTATATAGTTATTGGATCACTAAAAATTATAGAGAATCATATGGAATGTTTGCTTGTTCCGGCATCCTATTCAATCATGAAAGTCCTAGAAGAGGTCATAATTTCGTTACTCGAAAAATTACGATAGCTTTAAGTAATATAATAAAAGGAAAACAAGACAAATTGTTACTAGGAAATATTAATTCTTTGAGAGATTGGGGTCACGCTAAAGACTATTGTTATGGTATGTGGCAAATATTACAACAAGAAACACCAGATGATTATGTTCTCTCAACAAATGAATATCATAGTGTGCGAGAATTTATAGAGAAGGCGTTTTCTTTGACGGGATTCAATATAAAATGGAAAGGCGAAGGTTTGAATGAAATTGGTTATGATGAAAATACAGGAAGAGAACTCATATTCATTTCAGAAAAATATTTTAGACCAGCAGAAGTAGATGAGTTATTGGGAGATAGTACTAAAGCAAGAACCGAATTAGGATGGGTTCCCCAATATTCGTTTGATGACTTGGTAAAAGAAATGGTCGAAGCTGACTGTGCTCTTTAAGTTGATTTATTTATATATTTTATAAAATAACTTAAACCCCCTTATTAAATTATTGCGGAAAAGTGACCCCAAAAGTATTTCGGATTTTCGATTTTGGACATTTATTTTTGTCCATTTTTGGAAAATCCAGAAAAGTCTTGGCAAAAAATGATCGTCGTGACCATAATTTTAATTTAGCGTGTGATAACAGAAAAAACTATTTTCAGTTTGTTAGCATAAATTTTTATTTTTTGTGAGATAAAAATTTAGGAACTTTTTTATTGTCCTAAAATAGAGGACAAATGGATGACATTTTGGATGACAAAAAGGCGGAAAAAGGCGGACATATTTTTTGTTGTAAAAATTGTAACTATAATACATCAGAGTTTAGTAAATTTAGTAGACATAATTTAACCGATAAACATAAAAGGATGACAAATGGATTACATTTAGGCGAAAAAAAGGCGGAAAAGGCGGAGACGTTCGAGTGTGTTTGTGGAAGTATTTATAAATATAGACAGGGATTATGGAAGCATAAAAAGTCATGTATTGATTTTATTAACAGTGAGAATCTCGATTATTTACAAGAAACTGAAAAAAAGGAACTAGTCGAATTGAGTGGAATAGACACGAATTTAATGAAAATTTTATTAGAACATAATACAGAAAATATTAAAAATATAGTGATGGAGGTGTGTAAACAAATACAACCACACATGAATAATTCGTGTAATACGCAAACTCACAACAATAGCCATAATAAGACCTTTAATTTACAGATTTTTTTGAATGAAACGTGTAAAGATGCGATGAATCTATCCGACTTTATCAATTCGATTGATTTACAACTTTCTGATTTGGAAAGCGTTGGTAAGCTAGGGTTTGTAAATGGAATATCCAATATTTTAATTAAGAACTTGAATGCGATGGATGTGACAATGCGCCCAGTTCATTGTAGTGACACAAAAAGGGAAGTCATGTATGTCAAAGAAGATGGAAAATGGGAAAAAGATGAAGAAAATAATGCTAAACTCAGAAAAGCGATTAAAAAATTAGCATTTAACAATTCGAAATTGTTACCTGTTTATAGGAAAAAATATCCGGATAGTGAAAATCCATTGTCTTCAAAAAGTGATATATATAATAAATTAGTTATAGAAGCGTATGGTGGAAAGAGTGAAGATATTATTAATGAGAATAAGATCATTAGAAATATAGTAAAAGAAACTGGAATTGATAAGGAGCAATATTTGATTTAATGTTAAAAATACATAAACATAAACGTTTATTTTTATGTATTATGACGTTAAAAATAATAAATTTAACTATTCCAGAAGAGAGAACATTGCCAGATATATTTTCAAGTTTCTCTCCTGAAGAGAATTACATAATGTTAAAAATAGGAAGTCAATGTTTGGAAGAAGGTAGAAAATCTGTTATGGAGTTTTCACAAAAAGAGATTTACCAAAAAATAAAGGATGAATCAAAAGAAGAAATTGAAAAATTAGAGTTGGATATATTGATTGAACGAGGAACAACCAAAAAAATAGAAGAAAGAATGACAAAGATGTATGATACACAAGTTGAACAAATAAAAAAGCAAAATGAAAAATTAGAAATGGTGATTCAAGGATTAAAAGAACAAATAAAAATTTATGAGTCAGAAAATGCTGATTTTGTAAAAAGTGAAGTAGATAAAATGAGAGAAAAGTGTGATATAATAATTCAAGAGAAAGAGAACCAAAATAAACTAAATAGAGAAGCAATTGAGAACTTGAAAGATAGTGTAATAAAGTTGACAAATAAAAGTACATCACATAAAGGTTCTGAAGGAGAGAAGACTTTTAGTGAATATGCTGAAACTTTTATAGATTTTAAGGGTTTTAATATTATTGATAAACATACACAATGTGGTGAAGGAGATTTCCATTTACATTTTGAAGAATTTGATATTTTGGCTGACGCGAAAAATTATAAAAAAAAGGTTCCTATCGATCAGAGAGAGAAGATCAAAAAAGATTTGTTGAAAAACGAACACATACATTTTGGTTGGTTAGTTTCTCTCAATACTTCGATTGACAAATGGGATAAATCACCGATAATGTATGAATGGATCAACACAACACAGTGTATAGTGTATATCAATAACTTGAGTTTGTTTGAAGATCCAAAAAAGATTTTGCGAATTGTTTGGTTTACTTGTAAAGAATTGTACAAATTGATTGAACATGTAGACCAAGATGAAAATGATATACCTGAATTAAAAGAAAAAAATTTTAAACTAATAGACAAAATAAAAAACGTAAGAAAAACAATAAGAGAGATAAATACGTCAATGAACGCAACACGAAATTTAATTCAGGTAATGGATGATGATTTACGAAGTTTATTAGAAAATGAAACAAATGAAATAGTAACATCAAATATTTCTCTCTTTGATGATTGGTGGGAAGAGAATATAGAAGTTACAAATGCTGAAACTATAGTAGCTTCAACAGATTTATGGACAAGATTTAAACAAGAAAACAAATTAATTATAAATGAAATGAATGTATCAGGAGAAAAATTTAAACAATACATAAAGTCAAAGGTTCCTTCATGTTGTATAATTTTAAGAAATAAAAATATAAATTCAGCTTTTGATATTAAAGGTATTCAATTGAAAGAAATTCAGATAGTTGTGGGAGAAAAATTAGATGTAGAGTTTGTTGATGATATGGATGTGAAAAAAAAGAAAAAGAGTAAAATATAATATAAATATAAAAAGATATAATTATTATTTTATGAACAATATAGATTCAAATAAAGATTATATTTATGTCTTAAAATTGGTTGACG